CCGCTACCTGCCGACCTTTGCGGACCTCGTCGACCGCATGAGCATCGTGCAGCTCAAGATGATCTTCATCCCGAAGAACCGGGAGGCGTACGCGCGGGAATTGGCTGCCATCCAGCACGATATCGACCTGCTTGTTGCCGGCCGGCCGCTGAGCGCCAAGGCGGTACACGCCATCACGGTCGTCATGCTGGCGAACCGGTACATCTGGGAGAACGAGGCGCGGGCGAGGCTCGGGAGCGACGAGCAGAATCACCTGCTGCGAGCGACGCACGCGATCAACGGTGTTCGGAACCAAGCCAAGAACGTGCTGTCGCGCGAGCTGGGCGAGCGGGTAGACCTGAAGGTCGACTGCTTGGCGGCGGATTTGCCGGCCGATATGGGAAACTGGAGGATTTGGGAATGAGCAAGCCAATTCTTTGCTTGGACTTCGACGGCGTTCTGAACAGCTACAAGAGCGGTTGGGTCGAACACGATTTCATTCCTGACCCGCCTGTGCCGGGCGCCATGCAGTTTCTCGCGGGAGCGATCGAGCACTTCGACGTGAAGATTTACTCGTCGCGCTCGGCCAAGAAATATGACGGCGGCAAGCGTGCGATGCTCACGTGGATACGCTACTGGGCCGAGCGGGAACTGCCCAACGACGAGCCGAACTATGTGCGCAACTCGGTGCTCAACGCCATATGTTACAATGGCGAGGCGTGGCCGGACGAGAAGCCCACGGCGTTCTTGACGATCGACGATCGCGCGCTGACGTTCGACGGGACGTGGCCCGACATCGAGACCCTCAAGGCGTTCCGGCCCTGGAACAAGAAGTAGTTGCCTTTCGGCCTGTTCAGCGATTAGGAGAGTTGTTTCATGGGAACCAGCTATTTTTCGTCGGCACGAGAGCGTAAAGATTACATGGCTGAAATGGCTAAACAGGCGGATGCGAGAAATGCTAAAGAAGCAGCGCGCATCAAGGACGAGCGTGACAAGCTCGCGGCAAAAATCGTCATGGCCGTGGTGGACAAGATCGTGAAGGACATCATCCGCCCTGGCCCAGACCCAGAGGAACGCGAGTGTTACGAAATGGCTGGAGAGGTTCGCGCGATCGTCCCGGACCTCGAAAAGCTCGCCAAGCGCATCATCGACGCGAACGACGGCGTCGAATAAGCCGCGTTGATTTCGCCCGCAATCCGGGTATGCTGCCAGCATGGCAGGCTGGTCGCACCAGAAGCGGGTCGCGTTCGAGAAGTCGTTCTACGCGTTCCTCGGGTCCTGCTGGATCAATTCGAAGAACCAGGGGTTCATTTGCCTCGGGGAGCACCTGTACTATGGGCAGCGACTCTTCATCACCGCCATCCTCGATGGCCTCGAAGCCGACAAGCACAAGTTTTATTGTCTCAAGTCCCGTCAATTGGGCATCACCACTATCATCCGGGTTCTATGCGCTTTTTATCTCGGATTGCACCGCGGACTCAAGGGTTGCCTCGTGTTCGATACCGGTGAGAATCGCAACGAGGCCCGCAAGGAGCTGACCACCCTCATCAAGGACCTGCCCGTCAAACTCAAGTTTCCTGAGATCGCCAAGGGGGGTGACAACCGCGAGGGCCTCACCCTTACCAACAACGCCCGCATCCTGTTCAAGTCGGCTGGCGTCCGCAAGTCGAAATCATCGGGCGGCCTCGGCCGATCGGTGGGCCTCACGCTCGCGCACCTGTCCGAGCTTTGCTCTTACGATGATCCTGCCGGCCTCGAAGCGTTTGAGAACTCACTGTCGGAGGAGCATCCCGATCGATTGTATATTTATGAAAGTACCGCTAGAGGTTTTAACCTTTGGTTCAAAATTTGGGAGCAGGCCAAGCTCGACGATTTGCACTGCGTGACGGTCTTCCTCGGCTGGTGGTCGCATCCCAGCCAGCGCATCCCGCGCGACCATCCCGACTTCGCGCGCTACGGTGTCTACGAGCCGACTCCGAAAGAGCAGGAGAAGATCGACGCGGTCAAGCGTCAGTACGGCTTCGAGGTCGACCAGGAGCAGCTCGCGTGGGTCAGGCGAAAGCTCGACCCGGCCGCGCAGGCGCAGGGCGACGCCGACCCCGAGTTCGAGGGCAACTCGGAGAAGGTGCAGGAGCAGCCCTGGACCGAGGAGGAGGCGTTCCAGCAGACCGGCGCCATCTTCTTCTCGTCCGAGAAGCTGACCGAGCAGGCGCACAAGTGGGGCAGCGACAAGTTCAACGCCTACATGTACTCGGTCGGGGCCGAGTTTCAGGACACGATCATCCTGCGGGCGCAGAACACCAAGGTGATGGACCTGCGGGTGTGGGAGGAGCCCGACCCGAACAGCGGCGTCTACGCGATCGGGGCAGACCCGGCGTACGGCGAGAACGAGAAGAACGACCGGTCGTCCATCCAGGTGCTGCGCTGCTACTCGGACGGCGTCGACCAGGTGGCCGAGTACGCGTCCCCGCTGGTGTCCACCCAGCAGTTCGCCTGGGTGATCGCCAGCCTGCTCGGCTGGTACGGCAGCGGGAAGGCCGAGGTTCGCTACATCCTCGAACTCAACGGCCCTGGTATGGCCGTCTGGAACGAGTTGAAGCAGTTGCGCGCCCGGATCGACGCGGGCTACCAGCTGCCCGAGATCGAGGACAAGGGCCTGCGCGACGTGTTCCGCAACGTCCGCACCTACATCTACAGCCGGCCGGACGCGGTCGGCCCCGGCACCAACGTGCACTTCAAGACGCACACCGCCCAGAAGGTGATGCTGATGGAGCGGCTGCGCGACTTCACGAATTACATGATGCGCGTCCACTCGTTCGACACCATCAAGGAGATGGCGACCGTTGCGCGCGACGGCGACTCGATCTCGGCGCCGTCCGGCATGCACGACGACAAGACGTTTGCGCTTGCGCTTGCGTCGCATTGCTGGGAGACCAAGATACGGCCCGGCCTGATCGTCGCCCGCCGGTCGCGTGACGCCGAGGCTGCGCGCACGCGCCTGAGCATCACCGACCAGGTGGCCCTGTTCCAGGGCAACATGTTGGAGCAGTTCTTTGCGTCCAAGAAGGCGCAGCGAGTTCAAGATTTGCGGCAGGCGCGGAGGCAGCAGTGGCGATACGGTCGGCGCTGACCGAGGCGGGCTTGATCGCCCGGGTCAAGCACATGATGCGGTGCCAGGACGGCGGCGCCTACCCGGAGGTGGACGCCGCCATCGAGGATGCGCTACGCTGCGGCCACGACAACGCCTGGGACATCGCCAACCACGCATGGGCCAAGCTCGGTTATAGGGCGCACGAGAGATGACGCAAGATTATGGCTATAACCGTTTTTCTCGGCGCTGCCCAAAAAGGACGCCGGTCGAAGAAAGAATTCTAGCGTGGGTTTCCCCGGAACCCAATTCGGGGTGTTGGATTTGGATGGGGAATCTTAGTCCAGAAGGTTACGGACGAATAGGTATAAATCGACGGAAAATGTATGCGCATAGAATTTCGTACGAGTGTTTTGTTGGGGTCATTCCATCCGGTTTAGAGCTAGATCATAAGTGTCGAATGCGTTGCTGCGTTAATCCTGAGCATCTTGAGCCTGTAACCCATCGAGAAAATGGGTTACGTGGCATAAGCCCGCTAGCAGAAAATGCGAGAAAAACGAGTTGTGTAAATGGACACGCGTTTACGCCTGAAAATACACATGTTGGCAAGAGCGGAAGAAAATGCAAAGCTTGTCGGGCTGCTACTATGAAGAGGTTGCGCTATGAGACTCGTATGTCCCGGATGCAAGGGTAAATTTCCCTGGGATACAAAGCTTCCTTGGCCTGAGCGATGCCCATTGCCTGGCTGTGGGTTTGACACGAGTTTGCCGGACGACAACGTGATCTCAATGCCGGCCCTGCGCAGTGCGGTGACGAGCGCCAACGACAAGCTCTATCGCGACATGGAGAAGGGCAGTGAGCATCGCATGCACTTGGCCGCCGAGGCCGCGGGCGTGCCGGCGTCCGAGATGTCGCACCTCAAGATCACCAACATGCGGGACAACACCCGGCCGGGCGAGATCGCCGCGATGGAGGACCCGGCGCCCGCGCAGCGCCTCGGGCTGCGGTCCAGCATGGACGCGTTCAAGGGCGGTGAGGGGTTCGAGTTGGGAGCCGGCATCGCGTCCGGGGCCGTCAACGTGAACGGTCAGGTCTTCCAGGGCGTGGAGCCGCGCGCTGGCGCGAACGCGATGAGTCGCATCAAGCGGCAGTTTGGTGCTTGATGCTCCCCGTCCCGGACAAAGAACGCGACATTCTGGCGTTTGCCAACGAGCTGATCGAGCAGTGCCGGGTCAGTGTGGGGATGCGGTCGGCCTATTACCGGCTGATGAACGCCATCGCGGAGACCGGCCGGTACGACGGCACCAAGTCGCTCATAAACTTGCTGTTCAGGCACCTCGATCGCACCGCCTCGCACCTGTACAGCCCGGTCGAGCTGAAGTTCACCATGGACTTCGAGCGGCCGTACCCGAAGTTCGTGTACGACCGGGCCTCCGAGGTCGGCAAGGTGGTCACCCGCCAGTGGGAGCGTTCCAACACCGACATCCTGTTTGGTCGCGGGGTGTTTGAGGCGCTCAAGTACGGGGCTTGCATCCCCAAGCAGTGGCCCGAGTTGGATCACACCGAGCGGGATGGCACCGAGGTCTTCAAGTACAAGGCCAAGCTGGTGATGCCGTGGAATTTCGGCGTCTACCGGGAGGACGAGAACGACATCAACGAGCAGGAAGCCCTGTGTGAGACGATGACCCTCACACTCCCGGAAGTGTGGCGGCGCATCTGGCGGCTGCCGAAGGCCGAGAAGCTGATGGAGCGCATCAGGGCGCACGCCCGGCGGGGCGAGGCCGGGTCCGAGCCCACCAGTTTCTTCCACCAGGTGCTGTCGACCTCGCAGATCAACACGGGCGTGCAGGGCATGACCCAGCCGGTGCCGGGCGGCATCGTGCAGCTCAACAACGACCCTAACTACGCCATCATGGGGCCGGTGGTGGCTGCCGACGTGGTGCAGATGCACGAGCTGTGGGTCAAGGACGAGCACGACTATACGACCATCCAGCTTATTGAACCAGATATATTGATAGCGCCCTTGATGAAGCGGTCCAACCTGCTGATCAAGGATAGCCGCCTGCAGCCGTATCGGCTCATTCAGCCCAACGAGGTTACCAACTGGTTCTGGGGGCGCAGCGAGCTGGTTGATATGATCGAGCCGCAGGGTCTGCTGTCGGCGTGGTGCGACGACTTCCGGCGCCTTGTCGGCATGCAGGTCGACAAGCTCATAGGATTCACGGGCGAGACTGGGATCACGGACGAGCTGTACGCGCAATTTCGGTTGGTCGGGTATTTGAACCTCGGGGCGGGGGCGGACATCAAGGACGTGACGCCCAAGATTCCGTCCGAGCTTTTGCCCGCCATCAAGTGGCTGATCGAGACTGTTAACCAGCTGGGCGGTTTCCCCAACATCATGCAGGGGCAGGGCGAGCAGGGCGTGCGAGCGGGCGTGCACGCGTCGACCTTGCTCAAGACCGCCTCGCCGACGCTGCGCGACCGCGCCCTGCTGGTGGAGCGGCAGTGCGCCATCATGGCGGACCTCACTCTGCAGATACGCGAGGCCAAGGACGCTTCGCACTATTGGATCAAGGCCGACCAGCCGATCAAGGACGTGGAGGACACCAAGTTCCTGCTGTCCGAGTTGCCGGATGATTGGCGCATCACGGTCGACAGTCACTCGTCGAGCCCGATCTTCTCGGACGAGAACCAGCAACTGGTGTTCGGCGCGCATGCGCGCGGGGTGGTGGATGCCGAGTACGTGATCGACAACACCAACCTGCCCAACAAGGAAGTCGCCAAGCTGCGGCTGCGCGAGAAGGAGAAGAAGCAGGCCGAGCTGCTGGCCGCGCATCCCGAACTGCTGCACGACATCTTCAAGCACAAGGGTGGGAAAAAATAGTTGCCAGGATCGCCGCCCTTGAACGGTGTACGCTGCAGCCCGATCCAGGCCCGCAGAGCGGCTTTCTTTGACCCGACCTCCTGGCTGGCCGAGCGCGTTGCGCCCGGAGGGGCAACCATCAATTCCGCGGGAACGGCCCGTTTCCCATTGGGGATATCATCGACGGGCCTTGTGCCATGGCGGCGGTGCGCAGCACCGGGTCGGCGTGCGCGTCCTGCTGGGCCTTGGCGCGGGTGCGCGCTTCGTGCAGGTAGCGCTCGATGTGGGCCAGACGGGTGAGGCTCAGGTCTTCGAGCACGGCGCCGATGAATTTTGCTAATGTGAGCAACACGCGCTGACCGAAGTCGTCACTGATTACGACGACATTGCCGGGATCAGCATTCAGCATCGCTATGCTGTTCCACGCCTTTTCGGCTGCCTCTTTGGTCTTGAACATCAGCGCCCAGATGACCGGGCCGTCGAGCGCGACAGACAGACTGAACATCAGAGCTCTCCTTGGTCTCGTTCGCGTTTCCATTCCATGAATTTGTCGGCCGGAAATCGCAGACAGTTACGACTGAATCGGCGGACGGGCGGGCGCTGTTTTTTGTCGGGGTGGCGCAGCCAGCGATAGAGAGTTTGCACGTGCACTCTGGCGATGTCGGCGGCTTCCTTCGCGACGAGGAATTGCTGACCGTTCGGGCCGTTTGGCGCCATGAGGTTTAAGCCCACATAGTGAAGTCTCTGCCTGTATACAGACGCTTAATCGGGATTGCAAGTCCGTTGTGGCGCCGTGGATTGCAAGGGTGAAAGGATGTCCCTGCGAACGTCAACTAGGCGACCAAGCTGGTCGCACAACCAGGAGGCTATCATGACTCGCAATCGCAAGTCCCGGCGCGGTCGCCGGCACTGACGGCCCGGTTCGCTAATCGTGCCCATTCAGTCCCCAGCCGCTGCTGGCCAGCCGCCCTCCCCTGGCGGGCAACCGACTCAGCCCCCGTTCGGTTCGTCTGGCGCCACCCAGGCGACGCCCAACAAGGGCTACGAGGCGGCCGGCTTGCAGCGGCTGGGGATGGTCATCAAGCAGATCGAGCAGCTCATCCCGATGCTCGGGTCGGGCAGCGAGGTCGGCAAGGACGTGCTCAAGGCGCTCAACATGCTGGTCAAGCACGTGCCCCCGGGCGGCGCCTCGCCGGCCGCCGAGAAGAACAACATCGAGCAGATGGCGATGCGCAGCGCGCAGCAGTCCCAGCAGGCGCAGCAGATGCGACAGCCGGGCGGCCAGCAGCAGGCGGCAGCCGCATGAGCAAGCGAATTTTCGAGGACCCGACGAAGGACATGCCCGACTGGTGGGAGAAGCCCGCCCGGACCATGCTGGACTCGTCCGAGACCCTCAACATGGCGAAGCTGCCCGGCCAGCAGAAGCTGCCGGGTCGCGCCGTCGAGAACGTGGAGCGCCCGCGGCGCGGCCACGGGTACTAAGGCGCGTCTCGCGCCCGAGGAGAGCATCATGTCGAACGTCAACATCTTCCAGAACTCGGCGAAGTCGATTCCGACCTCGGACGAGCAGATCATCCGGGTCAACATGGAAGAGGAGGAGATCGGCGGTCGCAAGAGCCACCTGCCCGCGAAGCAGATGGCGAGCGGCATGGCGGTCTCGCACGTCCCGAACGCCGGCTCGACGGTGGGCAAGTAAGATGCCCAAGATCGAGGTCGACGAGGAAGAGTATCAGCGCACCCAGCGCGTGATGGCGTCGCTGCGCAAGATCGCCGACAACCCGGCGACGCGCCTCAAGCTGCAGGCGCTCCACAAGGAGGTGGAGCCGACCGCCCCGACGCCCGAACTCGACCAGGCGAAGATTCTCCAGGAGCCGCTCACCAAGCTCCAGAAGGACTTCGACGACTACAAGGCGAAGCAGGAGACCGAGCAGGCCGAGCGCGAGAAGAAAGAGAAGCTCGCTGCCCTGACTGGCAACTGGGAAGCCGGCCGCAACGCGCTCAAGCGCGCCGGCTACACCGAAGAGGGCATCAAGAATCTCGAAAAGTTTATGGAGGAGCGCGGCCTGATCGACCACGAGCTGGCCGCCGCCGCCCACGAGAAGATGTTCCCGCTCCCGCCGCCCGCGACCCCGTCAGGCGTTGGCGCCTGGAACTTCCTCGAAGTGCCGGACGACTCGGACGCCGACATCAAGAGGCTGATCGAGACGCGCGGGCAGAGCGAGGCGCTCGCCGACCGCATGGCCCACAAGGCGCTCAACGAAGTACGCGCGGGCCAGCCCCGTCGCTGATCAGTTAATTATAGGAGGCTGACTTGCCGTTGCCAGGTCTAGGTGTCGCGCCCGCCGCGGGGAGTTTGTATACCGAGCTAGCGTCCGTCACGAGAAGGGCGTTCGTTCCTCGTTTGTTCGTCCAAATGTACTTTGCCAGCCCGAGTCTGTTCTACATGACCGGGAATGCGCAGCGCGCAGCGGGTGGTCTCAATCAAGTGACCATCCCGATGCAAGGCTCAAGCATGGTGCAAGGTCAGTTCACCGGCTACGGTGGTGGATTCAACAGCCCCGTCATCACTCCCGGCATCCAGAACGGCCAGTGGAACCTCGCCTACTGGGTGGTGCCCGTCCCGCTGCCGTTCGGCGAGACCGTCATCCAGGCGACCGATCGCGAGATCAGCCTGCTCAAGGCGCGCATGAACGACGTGTACGCGGTCACGCGCCAGAACATGGCGCGGCTGCAGTTCACCAACAACTCGGCAAACCCGCTGCTCCCCAACAGCTTCCTGGACGCCTTCGATTCCGGCACCAACTTCCCGACCTACGGGGGCATCAACCGCAACGCGGCCGGCAACGCGAACTTCCAGGGCCAGTACCTCAACACGAACGGGTCCGGCACCGGCCCGACCGGCGCCACCACGTTCTCGTTCACGACCGGCCTCACGCGCGCCGCCATGGCGGTGCTGCTGCAGTACATCACCGACAACGCGGGCGGCGAGGCGCCGACCTTCGTGGTGATGGCGCCGGGCGACTACGCGACTCTCAACAAGGACTTCCAGGCGATCGAGACCCAGTACGTCAACCCCGGCCAGACGTACACGATGGACACCGCGGTGCGGTCGAGCTTCCCGAACTGCGTGGTGTCCGGCATCCCGATCTTCGCCGACCACTTCTGCCCGAAGGGCACTGCCATCGCCTGCAACGTCAAGTACACCACGTGGTATCTGTCGGAGGACGCCGCGTTCGACTTCAGCGGCTTCTACTCGCTGGTGCCGCTCGGCCAGATCGGCCAGCAGGGCGTGGTGGTCGTCGGCTACAACGTGATCTCGTCCAAGTCGATCTCGGGCGCGGTCCTGTACAACATCGCCAGTCCGCAGTTCTGAGGAGAACCAGATGCCTCCGTTCCTTTCGGGTCCCGGACTCGGCCTTCCGCTGCCGACGAACCTCTATCCCTCCGGGTTGCAGAACGCCCCGATCGACATCTCGTCGAACCAGCTCTGCCTGGCGCCCGCGCAGCAGATTCCGCTGCCGGCCGGCGACTGGTACGTGACGCTCGGGCTCTACACGATTTTGCAGTTCCTCGACCCGGTCACCGGCACCTGGTACACGCCCACGGGCGCGGCCTGGAACCGCGGCTGCATCCACGTCACCAGCGACGGCTTCAACGTTCGCATCGCCAACATCACGGGTGCGCCGGTTGGCGCGGTCGTGACCAACTATGGGGCGGGCGGCTACGTGCAGGGCTCGACCGCCATTACGGTGACGGGCGGCACTGCCACCTACCAGCCGATCATCGGCGGTGCGCTCGCCACGCTCTCGATCACCAATGCGGGTGCCGGCTACGGGGTCGCCCCGATCGTATTCGTGCCGCCTCCGCCGCCGCCGGCCAACAATCCGAACGGGGTTGGGGGCGTGCAGGCGGTTCGTACGCGGCGATCTCGTCCGGCACCGTCTCGGGCATCACGTTCATCAACCAGGGGGCCGG